GCCTTACAACTCAGCCCCATTTTCGCCAGGCTACAACCGTGGCGTCATCGTGTCCCCGGGAGCATCGTCGGCCACCGCAACGGTTACCGGCGCCACGCAGACCGTCTGCCTGACCAACCTCGGCGCAAATGTCTGCTACATCCGATTCGGCGAAACCGCCCCGGTGGTCGCAACCACAGCAGATTACCCAGTGCCGGGAGGCGCGCAGGTAACCATCACCAAGCCAGGCGATTACAGCCTAATGGCGCACATCTCCGCAGGCGGCACGTCCCTGCACGTCATGCCTGGCGAGGGCTTCTGAGATGTACCCGCTGACTCGGCTGCGCTTCCGTATTCGATTCTGGAATATCGGTGGCGGCCCAGTTGCTGGAGCGCTGTTGCAGGAGGATGGATTCTTCCTGCTGCAAGAGGATGGCGCGTATATTTTGCTGGACTAAGGCATCATGGGCGCCAAAGACTCAAGACTGGATCGGGCTGGCGTCGAGGGCTACAACAAGCCCAAGCGCACGCCATCGCATCCGACAAAAAGCCATGTCGTTGTAGCCAAGGCCGGCGACCAGGTGAAGACCATTCGCTTCGGGCAGCAAGGCGTATCCGGGTCGCCGAAGATGGAGGGCGAGTCAAAGGCATCCCAGGCTCGCCGAGAGTCATTCAAGGCCAGGCACGCCGAGAACATCTCCAAGGGCAAGATGAGCGCAGCGTATTGGGCCGATAAGGTCAAGTGGTAAGCCATGCAAATTCCAATCCTGAACGGAATTTACACTGACGGCACGCCGGAGATCCGCACCAGCTACCCCGTCAATCTGGTGCCCGTTCCAAAGGTCAGCGGCATCAGCAACGGCTTCCTTCGCCCAGGAGACGGCATTGTCGCCAATGGGGCAGGCCCAGGCGTTGACCGTGGCGGGATTGAGTGGAACAACATCTGCTATCGGGTCATGGGCACCAAGCTGGTGTCAGTCTCAAGCAGCGGCGCTGTAACCGTACTTGGCGATGTTGGCGGGCCAACCACCAACTTGGTGACCTTTGACTACAGCTTCACCAGCCTGGCCGTCGCATCCGGCGGGCGCCTGTATTACTGGAACAGCACCGCAGGTTTGCTGCAAGTCACAGACCCAGACCTGGGATTCGTGATCGACTTCTGCTGGGTCGATGGGTACTTCATGACCACCGATGGCCAGTACCTGATCGTCACAGAGCTAAACAATCCATTTGCCGTCAACCCGCTCAAGTACGGGTCAAGCGAAGCGGACCCCGACCCGATACTGGCGCTGCTCAAGCTCCGCAACGAGGTTTACGCCCTCAATCGGCACACCATCGAGGTATTCAACAACGTGGGCGGCGATCTCTTCCCGTTCGCAAGGATCGAGGGCGCTCAGATGCAAAAAGGGTGCATCGGCACCCAAGCCTGCTGCGTTTTTGTTGATGCGATGGCCTTCCTTGGGAGTGGGCGGAACGAGGCACCTGGCATCTATCTTGGCGTCTCCGCAACGACAACAAAGGTCAGCACTCAAGAGATCGACAACATCCTGTTGCAGTACACCGAAGACCAGTTGAGCACGGTAAAGCTAGAGTCCAGGAACGACAAGGCGCATGAGCACCTTTACGTTCATCTGCCAGACCAAACACTGGTCTACGACGCATCGGCCTCGCGAGCGCTGCAAGAGCAGGTCTGGTTTGTTCTGGTCAGCACCACCACCGGCATTGCGCAGTACCGGGCCAGGAATATTGTTTGGTGCTACAACAAGTGGCTTGTCGGAGATCCGCAGTCCAGCGCCATTGGCTATTTGGTGCAAAGCACTGGCCGCCACTGGGACCAACAGGTGCGCTGGGAATTCGGTACGCTCATCGTCTACAACGAGAGCAACGGCGCCATCTTCAACAAGCTAGAGCTCGTGGCGTTGACGGGAAGCGTTGCCATAGTGACGCAAATTGTCGATGGCTTGCTCAAAGAAGACGGCTTCTTTTTGCTGCAAGAGAATGGCGAATACATCCTGCTCGAGCTCGCTGTCCCAAGCTCAGCGGCACTCGGCAACCCGCAGATCAGCACCAGCTACTCGCTGGACGGCAGATCATGGAGCCAGGACAAGTTCATCTCGGTCGGCACAACAGGCGACACCAAGAAGCGCCTGGCATGGTTCCAGCAGGGCCACATGCGCAACTGGCGCATCCAGCGCTTCCGGGGCGACAGTAACGCCCACGTGTCATTCGCCAGGCTTGAGGCCCAGCTAGAAGCACTGGCGTTCTGATCCATGGCAACCACTGCGCCGAACTCCCGGAAGCTCAATCTGACGCGGGATCAGCTCGCGCAGTTTTTGACCGACCAGCAGCAGATCAGACAGTTTGAGATGTTATTTGCAACCGTTGATGCCATCGGCCCTGATGCGGTGCTGGAGATCAACATTGCTGCCGGCATTGCTCAGACCACAGCCGTGCAGGCGCTCTCTATGATTGCCTCGCTGGCGCAAGAATCGGCTATCAATGCCGCGCTGGCCGAGAACAAGGCCAATCAAGCGATGGCCATGCTCGGGAGCCTGACGGCCTCGGTCGAAGGGCTGCAGATGGCACCGCCGGCCAGAGAGTTCAAACGCGCACGGTACGGATCGTTCTACGACACCACCACGCAAACAGCAACGGTCATCAACACGGCCAAGGCAATCACGTTCAACAGCACCGATCTGAGCAATGGCGTGTATATCGGCTCGCCCACCTCGCGCATCATTGTGGACAGCGAAGGCATCTACAACTTTGACACCTCGTTTCAGCTGGACAAAACAAGCGGCGGCACAGCGGTTTTTGACTTTTGGTTTCGACTAAATGGCGCTGACGTGGCAAACAGCGCCAGCAGAATAACAATTCAAGGCAACAATGCTGAGATTTTCTCATCGCTGAATTACTTTTTTGACCTCAAGGCCAACGATTATGTTGAGTTGATGTTCTCGGTCACTGACTTGAGTATTGAGCTGAAGACATTTCCTGCCGCCGTACCGCATCCCGGCATCCCGTCCATAATTCTTACAGTCAACAACAACATCGAAGGTGTCCAATGACCGTAATTGTCAAAACCCTAGTGGCTCCCAAACAGATGGAGGCCTCGCAAACAACGCAGTACACGGCAAACTCCGTCAAGGCGCTGATCGACAAGGCCACGGTGACCAACACCGATACGGCCAACCGAACATTCAGCGTCAACCTGGTGCAGGTTAGCGGCAGCGCAGGCAATGCCAACTTGATTATTGATGACCGAGCCGTAGTGCCAGGCGAAACCTACTTGTGCCCGGAACTGGTCGGCCAAGAGCTCGACGCCGGTGCATTTATCAGCACGATTGCCAGCAACGCCACGGCGCTCACGTTGCGCGTGTCGGGCCGCGAAATTACCTAAAGGGGCGCTACAGCATGAAAGAATTTATGGTCATCCCCCAGGGCTTCGCAGGCCTGCCGATGGGCGAGGAATTCATCACCACAGCCGAGAACAAGAAGAACACCGAGACCGTCATTGAGGACTGGATGCTCGGCCCCGAGAACCCAAGCAACGAGCCGGCGGCCAATAAGGTCTACTGGGTTGCCGTTGGCAAGGCGATGCAGGTCGACGAGAAGGAGGCCCGCCGCCGCCGGTGCTCGAACTGCGAGTACTACGACAACAGCACCATAACGCAGGCTAAAATGGAGCGCATCCCTCGCAACGACTGGGACACCGAAGCCGGGTTCCGAGGATACTGCAACAAGTTCGAGTTCATTTGCCACGATCTGCGCGTCTGCCAGGCCTGGGACGAGCGTGAATTTGAGATGGAAGATTGAACGTTGTGACCCACTCCGAATGGCTCATAGAAAACCTGCGCAAGGTTTTTCTCTTGCCAGAGCCAGCCATCGAGTGGCTGGTGATGGTCTATGACGCCATTCAGGTCTTTGATGACATTGCAGACGGCGATGCGGTCAAGCGCAAAGACTTAAACGCTACTATCTGGAATGTTTTCGTAGGCATGCCGCAGAACCAATTCTTTGCCGCCAACTCGCACCACCTGGTGCCAATGATGGCGGTCTCGGTCCTGAAGTGGCAAGCATCAGACAGCGCCGAGCGCAGCGGGCATGCGGATGCAAAATCCTTCATCTGGCGAGCCGGGTACTATGATCTGATCCTGATGGCTGTTACGCTATCGCATGGCTCGGGCTTCGCAACCAAAAACGCACATCTTGTCATGAGCCTGTACGGCGAGAAATTTGAAGATTACATGAAGGAGTTCGGCAATGCCTGATCCAGTAACCGGAATGATTGTGGCGGGGAGCCAGCTGGTCGGCAGTTCGATGCAGGCTAGCGCAGCCGGTGACGCTGCCGCCGCTCAAGGCGCCAAATCTCAGGCAGGCATTGAGGAGCAGCGCCGCCAGTTTGACGAGATGCGCAAGCTCCTACAGCCGTACACCGAGGCGGGCCTGCCGGCACTGGAGCAGCAGCAGACATTGCTAGGCCTCAAAGGGCCAGAGGCAGAGCGGGCCGCTATTGCCAGGCTTACCGGTGGCGAGACGTTCAAGGCACTGGCGCAGCAGGGCGAGGAGGCCTTGCTCCAGCAAGCGTCAGCTACTGGCGGTCTGCGTGGCGGCAATCTGCAGGGCGCACTAGGTCAGTTCAGGCCTCAGCTCCTGTCCAACCTGATCGAGCAGCAGTACGGGCGTCTTGGCGGCATGACAAGCATGGGCCAAGCATCCGCCGCTGGCGTCGGGGCTGCTGGCATGCAGACTGGCACCAACATTGCCAACTTGCTCGGACAGCAGGGCGCCGCAGAGGCTGGCGGCATCCTTGGCGAGGCCAAGGCATACAGCGGACTGTTCAACTTGCCAGGCCAGTTTGTCGGCGCTCAAATCGGCGCTGGCAAAAAGCCAGGTTTTGGGTTCTAAAGGATAAAAAAATGGCAGGCATCAATCCATTCCAACCGCCGATGAATTACGCAATAGACGTGCAGAGCCCATTCGAGGCGGCACTGGGCGGGTTCAAACTTGGTGCTGCTGGTGCGGAGGTTCAGGCCAAGCAAGCAGAGGCCCAAGCAAAAGAGACGGCTCGCAAGAATGCAATGGATGCTCAAGCAAAAGTCCAAGCACTGCTTGCGGACAAAAATGCAACAGCCAGCGATCTTACTCAAGCATCTTTCCTGCTGCCAAAAGATCAAGCCGACAATGTATTGAAAATTGCCGGGGAGATGACAACCGTTCAGAATCAAAATACATTGTCACAAGCCGGAGAAGTATATTCAGCGCTCAAAGCGGGACAACCTGAGATTGCAAAACAGTTGCTGCAGGACCAAATTGATGCGCACAGAAACAGCGGCAATGAGCCAAAGGCAAAGGCCACAGAAACATACTTGAAGCTGATCGGCATAAACCCAACTGGCGCACAAAATACAATTGGTATCATGATGGCTATGATGCCTGGTGGCAAAGAAATTCTAGAAAACGTTGACAAGACATTGTCTACCGGCAGGCTGGAGGCCCAAGCGCCAGCAAAACTACGGGAAGCTGAAGCAGCCGCCAGCAAGGCAGAACAGGATGCGCTGACTGCAGGCGTTGCCGCTGAATTTGCTAGGCCATCGGCAATATCTAAGTTGTCAACCGACCAATCAAATGCAATTAAGGCCGCATCAGATGCAAAGTTTGCAGATCAGCTCAATCAGTCAAAAATAACTACTGAAAATTGGAATGTAAAAAATCTTCAGTCTCAAATAAATGACAGAGTTGCAAAACTTAAATTAGATCAAGCAACTACGCAGGCAAATGTTAATTTTACACTTGCCAAGATTGCCGATCTTGCGGTTGCTATTCCAGACGCCGCAAAAGTTGAAATAAACAAAGCCGCAGTCGCTGCCTCCGCATCCAAGCAGCAGGCAGAGCAACTCAATTCACTGTCCAATCGCATTACCGATATTGGCACGTCTTGGGGTAGCCTGGGCTCATTCAACGAATGGCTTAAAAAATCCACAGGCAGCCAAGGTGCAGTCAGCGAACTGCGCCAAGAATTTACACGTTTGCGCAATACGGCGGCCATCCAGAGTCTGCCGCCAGGGCCAGCAACCGATAAAGATATTCAGATGGCGCTATCCGGGTTCCCGTCCGATACCTCCGACCCCAAGGTCATATCGTCATTCTTGCGCGGCATGGCAAAAATGCAAGACTTGGACGCATCGGTGCAAAGCGCAAAAGTTGACTGGATGTCACAAAACAAGGGCTCGCTCGGCAGGGCGCCAAGCGCGTTCATTGCTGGCGATCTTTCGGCAAAGGCCGGCGAAACATTCGCAGACTTCACCGTTCGCGTATCAAGTGAAATTGCAAAGCGGTATCAAACCCCGCAGGCTCAAATCCCAACGGGCACGCCGGCAGAGGTTGCAGCGGCAAATCGAGGGCAAATTCCAGTCGCTGGACAGCCGGCTGCCGCCCCAACAACCAGCATCAGGAGCCAGGCTGATGCAATCATTCGCGGGGGCAGCTAATGGCTACCGCTGACGAATACGCCGCGTGGATTGTTTCCAACGTCTCCAAGCGCGGAACGCCTGACTACAACACGGTTGTGCAGGCCTATCAGCAGGCCAAGTCTGACGAGGGCAGGGCCGCAACTCCTGCCGCCCCAACGGTTGTTGAGGCGCCTGGCATGGCCGAAAAGGCGCTCGGCGCACTAGAGACCGCCACAACACTAGGCACTGGTGCAATCGGCGGCACTGTTGGTGCCATCGGAGGGACGGCACTTGGTCTTGCGCAGCAAATTCTATCTGGC